AGGTTGGCCTCGAACTGGACGACACAGCAGATTTTCTCAAGGATCGCATCCCCGGCATTGATCGTTACGTGATCCGCGCTGATTCCGCCCGGCCTGAGTCGATAAGCTACCTCAAGCGCAACGGCCTCCCCCGGATAGAGGGGGTGCAAAAGTGGAGCGGAAGCATTGAGGACGGGATTGGGCATTTGCGGTCCTACGATGAAATTGTAATCCATCCGCGATGTGAGGAGACAATTAAAGAGGCACGGCTTTATAGCTATCAGGTGGATCGATATACGGGAGATGTGCTTCCCAAGGTAGTTGATGCTCACAACCACCACATCGACGCGATACGCTATGCTCTGCAGCCGCTCATAGAAGGCAAGGTCACAAACTACAAGGCAATCCTATGACAACTCAGCTTTTTGAGGACGGAATCGAGGCATTCCAGGACGGCCTAAAGTCCATGGTGTCATCTCTGGCCAATTCCCGAAGTGCATCCGCTCGAAACCGCATCGATTCTGACCGCCTCACCTGGGCGGACATGAACGAAATATACAAGACCGGCCTGGGAAACAAGATCGTCCGCCTCAAGGCTGGTGATGCAGTGAGCGAAGGGAGCTTTGAGTTTGAGAAATCCGAGGATCAGGAGTTCTTTGACAAACGCCTTGCTCGCTTGGTGCGCCGAGCGGTCAAATGGCAACTCGCTTTCGGGCGCAGCGTTATAGTAATTCAGGATTACGGCAACACCCTAAACTCCCCTCTGCCCTCTAGCCTTGAAGATAAGCGCCTCCTGTTTCGTCCCTTTGCCGGCGACATGGTGACGGCATACTCCCCGAATGTGAATCTCGAATCACCCCGCTACATGATGCCCGAATACTACTATATCCGCGGGGCGACAGTGCATCACAGCCGGGTCATTGATTTTACATATATCGAGCCCTCTGAGTGGGAATTGCCGCTATATCAGTACGGGGGCATTTCCGAGTTTGAGCTGATTTATCAGCAACTTATCAACGACGGGGTGATTGAGCGGGCGGTGCCAACGCTCCTGGAGAAAAGCTCCAATTTTTTCTACAAGGTGTCTGGATTTAAGGATCTTATCCGTCAAGGCAACGAATCAGACGTAATCAAGTATTTCCAGCTCATCGAGGATCAACGCAGCATCTACGGGGCCGGTATTGTGGATAGCGAAGATGAGGTGATGAGCATTGCTCAGAGCTTTCAGAATCTCGACAAGGCGGACCAGACTTCCCTGCGTCGGATCAGCATGGTGACGGGAATCAGTCTGCCGCGCCTTGTCGGCGAGAATGTGCGAGGTTTGAACAGCTCCGGCGAGAACGAGCAGCAGTCCGATAACGCCACTATCAATGCACTTCGCAATGATTACGTGTTGCCGCCCTTGCAAGATCTGTTCTGGAAGCTGGGACGCGGCGAGATTTGGTCCAGCGACAGATGGAGCGAGACACCCGGCGAGAAGGCGGACTATGAGTCCAAGGTGCTCAACAATGCCGCCATGCTCTACGACCTGGGGGCTGATCACGAGGCATATTTGGAGGAGAAAGGCCTGTTGCAGAAAGACTCTTGGGACAAGGTATTTCCGGAGCAGGAAGGCGAGCTAGAGCCGCCCGAGGTCGATGCGGATCAGAGCCTGAGCGAGATGGTACAGGAGATTGGAGGCGGAGAGGAGTAATGCCTCAGAAAAAAGTTCGATCCAAACGCGGCACCGAGTTTCGAGCCCCGGCACCTCCTCGCACGCACGAGAAGCAATTGCGTGAGCTGTTGGCCTTTATGGCTGAGGAGATCAGGGAACGGTTCCGGAATAACGTGCTGGAGGAATATAATCAGACCAACTTTGAGAAAGCCGAGATTGGCGACGCAGCTCCGGTCCCGTTCCAAGACGCCAACTTTGCCCGTGACTTCACCCGTCTCGCCAACAAAGTCAAGCAGATGATCCAGCAGCAGTTTCCGAATGCCCGACTCCGGCGCGAGGTTGAAAAGATAATGCAGAGGGCGAACCGGGATAACCGGGACCGGCTGTATAATTCGTTGGAGCGGCGCATCGGGGTGGACCGGACAGAGCTGGTAAAGCGTGAGGGTTTACAGTGGCAGGCCAACGCCAGGATCGAACAGGTGTATGAGTGGGTTGAGAAGATGCGGGACGAGACCCTGGAGGGATTCCATCGAAACACGATGCAAAAGCTCGTGGAAGGCCGCGACATTGATGAAGTGATCGAGGAATTCGAGAACACGGCGAACAAGCGCAAAAATCACGTTCAATACCTCGCTCGAACTCAACTTGCCAACTACAACTCGCAGATGACGCGGCTACGAGCGCAGCGGCTCGGGATTCAGAAGGCTAAGTGGGTCACGTCTGAGGACGAACGGGTCCGTAAGTGCCATGCTGTGCGAAACGGGAAAGAGTTTGATCTTGAGGAAGGCTTGTATAGTTCGTGCGATGGTAAGACGTTGTGGCCTGGTAGCGACCACAACTGCCGTTGCACGTATCTTCTTGTAATCCCTGGAGAAAATGAGCGCGAGCAACAACAAGAAGAAGCCGAGGCGTAGGAGGCATTATGCCCGCTGAATCAGAAGACCAAAGGCAGGCCGCAGCCATCGCCTACCAAGCCAAGTGCAAGGAAGGCACGTTGCCGCAGCAGGAGCCATCCCGGCAAATGGCGCAGAGCATGTCCTGAGAGGAATTGGAGAAAATGGCCCAGAAGTAGGGGCCAGACATCATTTCAACCACGGAGAATGAAGCATGGCAAACATCGAGGAAAAACCTCTCACGGGCCGGTATTTTGCCAGGATAACCGAAGCTACGCAGGCGGACGGCGAACAAAGTCTATCCCCGGCTCAGGGAGTGAAGATCGACAAATGGCAGTTGCAAGTGTGCGTCAGCGAGACGCCCACCGCGGGAGACCTCGCGGTGGCGATATACTCCCCGGGTGCATCGGAGCCTGTGGTAATTGATAATATCGACTTCACACAATGTCCCGTGCTCAAGACCTATGATTATCTTTTCGACCGGATTACCTTTACCCCAAGCAGTTTTGATTCTGACAAGACCTACTCCCTCGTCCTAAACGGCAAGCAGGACTAGACTATGGTGAAGCAACCATACGATTATTCCCGGGTCCAGGAGATACAAACGCCAGCGACAGGGCGATTGATCCGTGAGGATGGGCAAGCCGAGAATGTCGCTGATTTAGTCTCCGATTTATCTAACAGCGTTGATAAATCGGAGCCCTTCATACTACTCAATACCAGGGGTATTTCTAAGGTGACTACTGTAGATGTGATCCTTGGGATGCAGGAAAAATGGTAGCCTCCCTTGACAGCTGTTGACGCATATGTAAATTATATTGCAGAATGCAACCGTTGCAAATTGCAACCAAGGTAGTCTGATGTTTTTTCACGACCGAGCCATACTGGACATGAGCACCAAGCGCCTCGTCTCCATGCGAGACGGGGTGTTGGAGTATTTGGGCCGGGAAATCGGCCGGGAGCCCGCCGACAAAACCTTTTATGTCTACCGCCCTCCCTCTGCTCTCGCCAATGCGGCCCGCAAGATGGATGGCTTGCCGATCCTGGACGGGCATGTTGAGCCCGGTCAAGAGCCGACAGAATGTGAGAGCTATGTGCTCGATACCCACGTAGTGGAGCACCGGGACGATCAGCGTAATGCCACCCTGGCCGCGTCGCATCACGCCCAAGTGGCCTCTGACCTGCAGGCGGCAATCGAGAGCGGGAAACGGGAGGTGTCGCTTGGATACACCGCCGATCTTGTCGATACCGAAAAAGGTATCGAACAAATCAATATACAACCGTTTCATCTAGCGGCGGAAACCGAGGGCCGATGTGGCCCAGCGTGCAGTTTCGTGGATCATCGCAAACCCATAACAGGAGAAGATCCTATGTCGCTTTTCAAAGGAAAGGATAAGGGGAGCGGGCAGCCCCAGGTCTTCCTGGACAAGTCCGGGGAAGTCTATATGCAGCTCCCGAAGGCCTTCATGGACCAGGAGGGCCAAGTGAACATGCAGCAGATCGTGGAGATCGCCTCTGCTCTGCCCGAGGCCATCAAGAACATCCCGGTGGATAAGCTGCAGGAAGTGTTCCCGCAGCTCCAGGAGCTGGTCAAGATGGCCAAGGAGAACGACCCCAACATGCAAGGTGAAGAGCCGGAGGACGAAGAGGAGGAGGAGCGCTACGACTCCGATGGCAATCCGATGACCGACAAGGCCAAGGCTCGCGCGTACGAGAAGTTGAAGGACGCGCAGCCGCAGCAGCAGGGCAAGTACACGGATGCCCAGGTGGAGAAGATGGTCAAGGACAAGGTGGCCCAGGCAAAGCAGCAGGCCATCAAGGATCACGCTTATGTGATCGAGAAAGCCCGCAAGATCCTGGATTCCAGCTACGACTTTACCGACAAGTCCACCGAGCAGATCATGCGGGACGCCATCGCTACGCAGAGCATCGAGAGCTACGAAGACTCGGAACTCCCCCTGGCTTTCAAAATGCTGCAACCGCCCGAACGTTCTACCGTTACCAACTTCGGCGACCGTTCCGCCGGCGGGGGCAGCAAGTTTGCCAACGATCCAAACCGAAGCAAGGAGCTGTAAATCATGGTTTTCAGCCAAGCATCTTTCACCGATCCCCAAAAGGTCGGCGGGGGAGAACTCAAGGGAACAACCCATGTGATTCTCACCTCGACCGACTTCGAAGATGGCCTTTATGTAGGCCGCTTTGCTCAGTACGTGTCCGGATCCCCGAGCCTGAAGAACATGGACGGGACCGCATCCCCGGTCATCGCCGGGATCCCCAAGCGTTTTCTGGGGCGATCCGTGGAGGCCGGTGACACACTGGACAAGACCTATCAAACTCATGTCGAGTACGTCCGTTTCGGCATCGTGACCGTCGATGTGCGATCCGGAGAAAGCCCGGAACGGTTCGGGCGCGTCTACGTCTCCAACAATGGCGACGCTGACGACGGTTTGGCAACCGCGGACCCCGCTGATCTCGAAGTCAACGCAACGTTCTTGCACGAGGTCGGCGATGGGGCCTGGGCTATTCTGCTTAATGAGCCCTTGGGCGACTTCACCCCGGCCACTACCGGCAAGTACGTCCCTGAGCGGATCAGCGATCCGGGCGATGCCGGCACCATCGAAAACGACCAGACCGGCAATCTCGCCATTGACGTGGCGTCGGGCAATGAGACTAGGACTCTCCCGGACCCCGCGGACGTGGGCCACTATCTGTCCATCTCCCTCAACACCAACGCGGGCACAGACGTGACCATCACGGCCAATAGTCCCCTGAACAGCACCGGGAACAACACCATCACCATGTCCACCGTGGGTGAGAGCGTGACTCTCACTTCGGACTACGTGAGTGACGCCCTGGTCTGGCGCGTGGTCGAGAATGATGCCAGCCTGTCCACCGTGTAACCAATAACGCTTGAGGAGCGCCAAATATGCTCAAGGAACAACTCTACAATCTGCCGAGCTTCGACCGCTTCGTGGACTCGGCTTCCAAGCGCGGATTCACGGACTCCTACGCGGGGACCGTGCTGTCCAGGTGGCTGACCGCCATTGATCCGACTATCTTGGAAGTCAAGTATCCCGAACTCACTTTTCTCAATTCCGGGATTCAGGCGGACAACACCGGTGGCTATGCGAAGCGAATCCAGACTCTGCGCATTCGGGAGCAAGGGGCTTTCCGGACTGCCGGCGATGCTTCGGACGAGAAGGGCAAGATCAGCCTCGCCGCCGAGGACAGCACTCTCAAGGTGCTATCCCGGGAAGCCGAATCCGAGTGGTCCGAGGACGAGGTTCGGGAAGCCGAGCTGCAGAACATTAACCTGCCGTCTCGCTACGTGCAGAATCACAACAAAATCTACCAGCGCGAAGTAGACGAGATCGGGTACAGGGGTATCGAGGGCAATGACGGCCTCGCAAACCACGCCGAGCCTGCTTCCGACTCGGCCTCGGATGTGGTCAGCAACCTTATCGGATCGGAGATGTACGACGAAGTTGCTTCTCTGATCATCGACCAATGGAATGGCGTCAACAACACGCAGGAGTACATGGCGAACCGTGTGGATCTGCCCGTCCGTGTGTTCAACTACCTGGGCCGCACCATCCTGGACACCCGGGCCGGCCCCCAGACGGTTCTAACCGCTTTGCGCGGAAACTTCCCGGGCGTGGAGTTCCAGGGCACATTCCGGCTGGATGAGTTCACCCCGAGTGTTACGGTGGCCTACAACAACAACCCCGAAGCCATGAAGATGCGGCTTCCCGTGCCGCTGACCGTGGGCGAGATCGTCCGGATCTCCAGCTTCAAATACCACGTCGAGAGCCATTACCGCATCGCCGGCTTGGATCTGTTCGAGCCCAGCGCGGTGCGATACCGGACCGGCCTGTAGGGGCCGCCCGACAGAAAGCGATGAAGGGGCGGCCACGCGATCCGCCCCTTTTGGAGGTCAGCCATGGCGAAGAAGAAAAAGAAGGCTGAGAGCACAGCTGAAGCGGAAAAGCAGCCCCTGTCCAGCTTGGCTCCGCATATTCCGCAGTCCCCTGCGGCCTCGGATGGGGTCGGGGATGATATTTCAGCCCGAATCAACGAAGATATGGGGCCGTCTGTGGAAGGAGAGGCAGCAGGTGCCGGGACCAACCTGGGCGAGAATCCTGAAAAGCCCATGAAGGTCAAGAACAACCTTCGCAACCCGCAGGGATTGGGGCATGAAGTGCTACAGCCTGGGCAAGAAACGTCTTTCTACGTGAGCGAGATGACGGAGCGCTACATGCGCGTGGTCCGTCACGCGATCAACACCGGCGCTCTCAAGCAGGTGAGCTAACATGGCGACCTGGGCCGACATCAAATCAGCTTTTTGGGCGCGGTTCCCGGAATTTTCGCAGAGCGAGGACGAGATATACCTTGATGCCCTGGAGAATGCCTGGCCTTTCTATTATGGCCGAAAATACGAGGGCAACGAGGAGATC